GGAGTGGCACTATTTGCCCGCCATCGCCGCCGCCTTGCGAGCTGCTGCGGATCGGCTTGTACTTGTGCAGTGGGATGGACGAATTGAACCTGCCGCGCCGCATAGTCTTGGCGTGAACTTTTCGCGTGATGCCTTGCACGCCTTGGCAAATGAGCTTGAAGCCCAGTAGCCACCTTCACTAATCACAATGACTGACCCCAAGATCGAACAGCGGCGGCAGGACTACCTCGAGTGGCTCTATCAGCAATCGGGCCGCACCTGCAGCACCTACACCGGCCTTTACCAGGAGCGGTTGAAGGAGCTGGTTGAGCGCGACATGCAGGAGGCAGGGCTGTGAAGGCTCTAATCGACACCGAGTACTTCCTCTACCGATGCGCTGCAGGTTCTGAGCAGGAGGCCGACTGGGGCAACGACTGCTGGACCTACGTCTGTCGTCATGACGACGCCAGAGCTGCCTTTGAGGACCGCATGGCTGAGTTCATGTCCACGCTGATGGGCTACCAGCCGGTGCTGGTCTTCGGTGACCGCACCACCTTCCGCAAAGGCCTGTGGCCCCAATACAAGGAGAACCGCCGCAAGCTGCGCAGACCGGCCGGCTACAGCGCGCTGATCGACTGGGTGATGACGACAGCCGCGGCCAGGGGCTGGGACATCGCGCGGTTTCCTGAGGTGGAAGGCGATGACGCCTTGGGTATCAGCTACGAGCCCGGGGATGTAATCGTCAGCGAGGACAAGGACATGCTCACCATCCCGGGCGAGCATTTGCGTTCTGGCGAGCTGATCGTGGTGAGCGAGTCGGACGCTGATCGCGCTTTCTTTGCTCAGGCTCTGACCGGTGACGCCAGTGACAACTATCCAGGCTGTCCTAAATACGGACCGGTGACTGCCCAGAAACTCCTTGCGCAGTGCCACTCACCAGTGCAGATGTGGGGGAAGGTCCTCGAGGCCTACAGGAAAGCTGAACTGACTGAGCACTATGCCCTCGTTCAGGCCAGATGCGCTCGGATACTGCGCAGAGGTGAATACGACTTCGAGAGGGGTATTCCGATCCTGTGGACCCCGCCGGTAGCCTGACCATAGATGACCTCTAGCTGTGCAAAAGCCCAGACTCACGCCTGAGCTGCTGACGTGGCTGGAGGCCCATTTCCCTGATCGGATGGTGGACCCAGATGCCACCGACCGCCAGGTCTGGCTGAAGTGCGGACAGGTCTCTGTCGTGCGCTTTCTCAGAAACGCTTACGAGGAACAGGAGGCTGACTGCCTCGACATGGAGGGATTCTGATGTGTGGCGGTGCTCCCAAGGCTCCTGATCCGAAGCCAGCGAAGATCAAGCAGCCAAAGCTGGCTGCCGCAAAAGCGGCGCAGCGGATGATGACTCAGGCGGTGATGCAGATGCAGTCGCCCAATGCGCCGCTGGCATTGGCGCAAATGAATCTGCAGCAGAGCGACAAGGACTTGGCCAATGCCGTTCAGCAAGTCCGTGATCTCAAGCTCGAGATGGCGAGCAATCAGTCAGCTCTTTCTGAGCAGGCCATGCGGATGTCAGCGCTCATGGGGCCGCCGCCGCCGGAAGAATCGGCCAAGCCCCCCACCGTTGGTCGAGATCGTGAGGACACCAGTGCCCGCCGCCGTGGGCGCGGGGCATTGCGTGTCGACCGTGTAACGGCCAGCGGTTCGGCAGCTGGCGCCGGCCTTTCTATTACCTGAGGACAACACCAATGGCAGCCAAGAAGAACAACAAGGAGGCCCCTGCGCCAACGCCTCAGCAGCAACGCCAGGCCGTGAAACAGGCCGTCGCCGCGGCTGGCCCCAAGGTCAATCAAAGGGAGTACAACCAGATCCTCAAGATCGCTGGCGACGCGACCGCTGCGGCCAAGGCGATCACCAACAGCGGTGCGGCTGTCGGTGGGCGGGTCCAGAACGTCTTTGATCAGGCTGCCGCCAGCTATGACCCTGCCTCCAGGGGTGGCGCTGGACTGGGTATGCAAGATGCCAAATACCTGCAAAGCGTTGGTGTAAGCGACGCAGCGATCAAGCAAGCTGCTGCAAGTGCTCCATGGGTGAGCTCTGGTTTCTATAACAACTACAAGGCCGGGACGACCGGCGAGATGCTGCAAATCCAGCAGTGGATTGATTCGGTTAATGCACAGAACCAGACGCTGATCGACTCCATCAATCAGCAGACGGTCACAAATCAGACTGACACCAGCGGCTTCTTGGATGAGATCAACGCTCTAACGACTGCGATCTCAAACTTGCAGCAGCAACAGCAGGCACTGCAGGGCCCGCAAGGTGCTTATGCGGTGGTCACGTCTCAGAACGCACCAGCGGCTGGTGCCAAGACCACCAGCGCAATCGCGCCCCGTCGCAAGCCCAACCGCAACGCATTGACCATCAGCCCCGCTGCAGCCTCGTCTGCTGGCGCTGGTTTGAACATTGCCGCTTGATGCCATGAACGCCGAACAGACCTATCGCCGCCTGGTCGGCAATGGCAGGGATTGGTATCTGGACCGGGCACGGCAAGCAAGCCGGTTGACCGTGCCATACCTCATCCCCAACACGTCAGAGCCCACCGCTCATCATCAAGAGGCGTTCCCTTTGCCTTGGAACGGCGTGGGCGCCAGGGGTGTTCACAACCTCGCCAGTCGTCTTCTCCTTGCAATCCTGCCCCCTACGCAGAGCTTCTTTCGCTTCACGATCGACGACGTGGAGATGCAGAAGCAGGAAGAGCAGATGATGCAGATGGGGCTAACGCGCGATCAGATTGCCAAGGCAAAAAGCGAGATTGAGCTTGGCTTGGCTCGACTTGAGCGATCGGTGCTCCGCAGCATCGAAGCATCTAACGATCGTGTGGCGATGCACGAAGCGTTGATGCACTTGCTTGTTGCAGGCAACGTGCTTCTCTACATCTCCGAAGACGGCCTGAAGTGCTACCACCTAAACCGTTTTGCGGTGTCACGGGACCCGATGGGCAACCCGCAGGAGGCTGCGGTCTGTGAAGAGCTCGCTGTGGAGAGCCTGCCGCCTGATTTGAAGGCTGAGCTCGAGGACGATGAAGACCAGGAACTGAAGGGGATCGTCGAGGCCAGCCCGCTGTCAGAGGTCCAGAAGACCGTGAAGGTCTACACATGGATCCGGTGGGAGGACGGGCGCGTTGAGTGGCACCAGGAGATCAAGGGCAAGGAGGTGCCCGGCACCAGGGGAAGCGCTCGCGCTAGCGCCTCCCCCTGGCTGCCGTTGCGCATGATCCGGGTGGATGGGGCTGACTATGGCCCGGGCTATGTGGAGTCGGCCTGCATCGCCGATCTGCAGACGGCCGAGGCGCTGAACCAGGCGATTGCAGAGGGTTCGCTGGTGTCAGCGCAGGTGCGCCACTTGGTGAAGCCATCGGCGGTGGTGAATGCAAAGCAGCTTGCAGAGGCTCCCAACGGCGCCTACCTGCCCGGCAACCCTGACGACGTGTTCACTGTTCAGGTGCAGAAGGGCAACGATCTGAATGTTGCTCTGACTGGACTGCAGCGCATCGAGATGCGACTGGCGCAGGCCTTCATGCTCGCCGACATGCGCGATGCAGAAAGAGTGACAGCCGAAGAAGTCCGCTTGCAGGCACTTCAGCTCGAGCAGTCCCTTGGATCCATTTATGCCCAGCTGACAGTTGAGCTGCAGGCTCCCTACATCGCTCGCAAGCTGGATCTCTTTATGAGGAAGGGAGGGATGAAGCAGCTGCCAGAAGGCCTTGTTCAGCCTGTGGTCTCGGTGGGCCTGGCTGCAGTTGGCCGAGGGAATGATTTAGAGCAAACCGCACGGTTCATGACCATCCTGCAGCAAACACTAGGCCCTGAGGGTATTACCACCTACGTGAATAGCTCTGAGCTGATTAAGCGCTTGGCGGCAGCTATGGGCCTCGACATCATTGGCTTGGTCAAGACAGAGGAAGAGCTTGCTGCAGAACAGCAGCAGGCACAGCAGATGGCCATGGCGCAGCAAGCGATTGCGGCAGGCATGGCTGATCCACAGAAACTGGCCAACGCTGCTGCGATCGAGCAGGAGATGGCCAGTGCCCAACAAGCACCATCTGAACAACTCGCTCAAGCATGACCGACTCCATTTACAGCCCCGCCCCGGTAATGGACATCCGCAGTGATGTTTCACCGGAAGGCTTGGTGGCACCAGGCCAGGAAGAACTGGCGCAGCAGTTTCTGCTTGAGCAGGAGGAGGGAGGCGAGCTAGAGCCAACCGGTGAGACCGGTGCGCAGCAGGAAGAGCAAGAGCTGCTGTTGGGCAAGTTCCGCTCGCAGGAAGAGCTGCTGAAGGCGTACCAACAGCTTGAGCGGAAGCTGGGCCAGGGCCAGGGCACAGATGAGGACGCGCAGCAGATCCCGGAGTATTCCAGGGACGAATCGATCGAGCAGTACGGAGAGCTGCTCACCGACAAGTTCGAGGAGGCCGGCATCAATCCGTTTGAGATGGCGGCACGCTTTGAGGCTGGCGAGGATCTCAGCGGGTATGTGGACAAGCTGGCCGGCGCCGGTATTCCCAAGCCGGTGATCGAGCAGTACCTCAGCAACGCCAGAGCTGAAGCCGAGCCCGCGGTTCAAGGGCTCAGTGAAGAGGAGGTTCAGCAGTTCAAGAGCATCGTCGGTGGTGAAGAGGCGTTTGAAGAGCTCACGGGTTGGGCCAAGCAGAACCTCACTGAGACGGAACTGGCGTCCTACAACCAGGTCGTGGATAGCGGCAACCGGCAGGCCATCTTCTGGGCGCTGAGAGCGATGAAGCTGCAGTCAGCCATCAGCACGAAGGCCACGAAGCCGGCCCAGAGCCGCGAGCCGAAGCTCATCGGTGGCAGCACCCCCAGCGACGGGCTGGCCTTTGAAAGCATGGGTCAAGTGCTGGAAGCAATGCAGAAGCGCAACAGTCTTGGACAGGTGCTCTACGAGACTGATGATGCCTACCGATCGAAGGTGGACGCGATGGTCGCAAGGAGCGAATTCTTCTAGTACTTTCATTGCAGGACCAGAGAGATGTGACCGCCAAGGAATGGCCCCTGCGGGGACAACCGGACTGCCGCCGTCATTGATCGAGGTTCGCAATTGAAACTGCTATGGCACCCGCCACCCCCCCAACCGCAACACTTCAGCGCCTTGGCCAGATCAAAGGCACAGGCGACGACCGCGCCCTGTTTCTGAAACTCGGGATTGCGGAAGTTATTGGCGCGATGGAGACCAACTGCGTCTTCCGCGGCAAACTCAAAGAGCGCAACATCAAAGGCGGCAAAAGCGCTGCCTTCCCCATCGCGGGCAAGATGTCTGCGCGGTACCACACTCCTGGTGAGCCCATCCTGGGTCAAGGGAACGAGCCCAGCGATCTCAACGAGGTGATTATCAACCTCGATGGACTGCTGATCGCCGACACTGTGGTGTATGAGCTCGATGAGCTCATGTCTTACTGGCCGGTCCGCCAGGAGTACACCAAGCAGCTGGGCCTGGCTCTTGCTTACGAGTGGGACCGTCGTGCTGCACGTGTGATCTATGCCGCGGCCAAGAGCGCCACTGAGCCTCTGGCTCTGGCCAAGAACCAGCCCCGCACTGGTGCTGGCCTGACCCTCAGCGCTGGCTATGCCGCCGCTACCGCTCAGGCCAAGGGTGATGAGCTCGTCTCCAAGATCTTCGATGCCCGTGTGGCACTGGAGAAAAAGAACGTGCCCATCAACGGGATGTATGGCGTCTTCTCCCCTGAGGAGTATTTCTACATCTCGCAGTCCAGCCGTGCGATCAACGCCGACTTCAACGGTGGTGGAGGCAGTAACGGCACCATTGCCGAGGGCCGCACCATGAGCGTTGCCGGCATCCCGCTGTTCATGAGCAATCATGTAACGCAGGCTGCCTACACCAACGTCACCGGCGACAAGAACACTGCTTATCAGCAGGATCTGTCCAAGTGCGTCGGCATGATCTTCTCCCGTGATTGCGCAGGTGTACTCACCCTGAAGCAGCCCAAGCTGCAGCTGACCTCTTCCGATTTCAACATCCAGTACCAGGGCACCCTGATGCTGGCCAGCATGAGCATCGGCATGGGTCCCCTGCGCCAGGAGTCTGCTGTGGTGATCGAGAAGCCATAGGGTCCACTCCGAGAGGCTTCGTTCCCTGAGGGGATCGTGAACGGGAGGGCCCATGGCCCTCCTTTTTCATGGCCCGTACCATGAATAGTGCACGTGTGCATGTGTCATGAGCCTGCAGTTCGAGGGGGTCACGCCAGGCAGGACCACCCTGCTGGAGGCCGTGAACATTGCGCTGGCCTGTATTGGCGAGCAGCCGGTCAACAGCCTTGAAGG